ACTACGACCATTTCATGAGCGAGGGTGAGTTAAAAGATGTAACGCAGTACGTGCATATAGATGACTACGAGATTTCTAGACCTAATATATACTCTAGCCTACAGATGGAGTTTGCAGACGTTAAAACAGCCTTAGAACAAGGCTACGAGGCTGTTAATGCTAAGCAATACGGTGAAATAACATACGACCTAATAGGTAACAATGGCGTAAAGCTCTCAGGGAGTGAGTATAAACTAAAAATAGAAAATCAAAGGATACCTTTAGAACCATTGACAAACCAGGCTAACAACACAGCTACTGGTGTAGTACATGCGCAATTTTCGGACCTTAAAGGGGCTGAGCAATCTATAAAGCCAATGTTTACATATTTAGCCCGTAAAAATGGAGGCGCAAATATAGGGTTTTGGGTAGGCACAAGTGTAGATAGTGTAACAACCTACATGATGCCCTGTAATACATTTTCAGATGACCAGGCCCCAGCTATTTTTAACAATACAGCTCTAGGGTTATATTTCGGTACTGAGCTAAACGAATACGATACAGACAAAACATTAATCGGTGTTGGCCTATGGTCCAGCTTCTATAGAGGTACTACAGCTATGATGTTTGACGAAGATAAAAGGAGGGTTAATTTTTTAGCGGAATTACCCCAGGGTATGGTGCGTAATTTAAAGCTATCGGATGTGCTACATATCTCAAATAAATTCTATAACATAAACGCTGTAGAAACCAACTATATGACGGGCCAGACTAAGCTAGATTTAACACTAGTAGGTCGCTCTATTTTGAAAGAGTTTAAACCTCAGGATATCCTGGTAACAAATGACCATACAGTAGATGGGTTATACTTCACGTATATAAACAACACTACTGGTTACCTAACAAAAGGGTTTATTTCACCTTTACAAAGCGCTACTTTACCGATGGTGGGCACGGTCCTAGGGTTTTCACATGATGAGTATACACTAGACGATGTGTAGGCAAAATACATGTTTTTAAATAAACAACCATGATAGAAACAATATTATTTTTACTTAAAACCGTAGAGAGCGACTCTAAGAACGTTTTAATCGCTAAGGGGTTACATAAGTACCCAGAAACCTGGAGCGAGCTTAAAAGATACTTAAAATACCGTTACAACCATAAATACCGTTAAAACATGAAAGAAATTCGCAAAGTTCACATATCTGTAAGTAGTAATGTAAGCACGTCCATGAATAAGGGTACTGTAGCAGCTACAGGCTTAAGTGGAGCGCTTAAAGGTGTGGGCGCCTCGGCTAACATGGCCACAGGTGGTATCAGGGCTATGACCATGGCGTTAATTAGCTCTGGAGTAGGAGCTTTAGTAGTGGGGCTAGGGGCTTTGATTGCTGGGTTTGGAGCCGTTATTAATAAGTCAAATGAGTTCGCTGTAGGGATGAGTGGATTAAAAGCTATTATAGGCTCAGACAAGGACCAGAGCATATTTGACGCACTAGCTAAGGATGCTAAGCGCTTAGGGGCTAACACAGCCTTTACAGCTACTCAGGTAGTGGAATTACAAACCGAATTTGCAAAGCTAGGTTTTACCTCTGGCCAAATTATAGGAGCTACTGAGGCTACATTAAACCTGGCAGCTGCCCAAAAAATAGACCTAGCTAGTGCTGCGGCTATCGCTGGGGGTACATTGTCTGGTTTTGGTATGAAAGCTTCAGAAACAGGGAGGGTTACAGACGTTATGGCTCTATCTTTCTCTAGTAGTACGCTAGATATCGTTAAGTTCCAGGAGTCAATGAAATATGTAGCTCCAGTAGCTAACTTAATGAAGGTTAGTATCGAAGAAGCTACAGCGTCTCTAGGTATCCTGGCAGATAAGCAAATATCTGGCTCTATGGCTGGTACTAATTTACGTAAGGTAATGAGCAAGCTATCACTAGCCACTGGTAAAGGATACCGTGAGAGTTTAGAAATTGTTAGTAAAAAACTAGCCGCAGCCACTACTGAGTCTGAGAAGCTAGCTATAGCTCAGGAAATGGTGGGTGATAGGGCTTATGGTGCGCTTACTATATTGGCAGAAAACTTACCTGAGCTGGACGCGCTTCATGAAAGCCTGAAAAACAACGCCGAGGGTGCAGCTAAAAAGATGGCAGAGGCGCAATTAGATAACCTAAGCGGTGACGTAACCAAGCTGGGCTCTGCCTGGGAGGGTTTTATTTTAGGCATGGAAGACGGAAACGGTATACTATCTCAAATAGCCAGGGGCTCTATGCAACTATTAACCTTAGCGGTCCAGGGCATAACCCAGGGCTTCAGAGACATGAGTAGAGATTGGAATTTAATAGGTGTAGCTTTTAAAAAAGGTGGTAACTGGTTTATGAGTTTAGGCGCTGAGCTGGATATGTTAGGCGTATCATTTGACACGTTCGCTATAGACGCATTGTTAGCCCTGGCAGACGTTCCATTTTTTGGGGGTGCAGTAGATAAAGAAACTCTATTAAAAGAGCAAGCGGACCTAAAAAACCGTCATGCTGCGGCGCTAGAAGCACAAAAAGGCTTTGCAACTAGAGCACTAGAATTAGACAAAGAGGCGGACCAGATACAGTATGATTATATAATGGCTAACGCGAAGGCTACGAGTGACGACGAAGCGCGTGTTATGAAGTCTGTAATGAGTGAATTTAGAGAGGGTGAGGCCAAAGACGAAGATGACGCAGCAAAGAAAAAAATTGAAGATAGAAAAGTTTTCTTAGATAAACTTAAAAAACTACAACAAGACACCGAAGACCAGACCGAAGCTGAAAAAATAGAGCGTAAAAGAGAGCGCCATTTAGCTGAGCTAGCTACTATCACCATGGAGACTGAGGAGCGTAGGATAGCGACTGAAGCAATCGACGGAATTTATGACCAGCTGAGGCTAGAAAATAAAGAAAAAACTATAGCGGCATTTAAAAAGAATTTCATTTCAGACGATGACCCAATAGCTAAAATAGAACGCGAGAGGGCAGCCCACATGTTAGAAATGCAAGCGCTTGAATTAAATCTCACTGAAAAGCGAGAAATGGAAAAGACTATAAACGATTATTATGATGGTCTTACCAATGCGGCTAACGTGGAGACAGCGGCAAAGAAAAATGTTTTAATAGAGCAAGACCTTGAAAAGGAAAAGGCAGCCAGAGAGGCTAAAATTAAGGGTATGTTTGACGTCCTGGACGCGGCTAGTAACGCAGCTGGTCAAGAGAGTGAAATAGCCAGAGCACTACAAGCTCTAAAATTAGCTATGCAACTAAAAGAGCTAGCCATGAAAATGGGTATTATAAAAGACGAATTAATAGTAAAAGCAAATGCGGCTATGACTGAGGTGAGTCTAGAAGGCGCTAAGGTAGGTACAGCGACGGCTGGGGGTATGGCTGAGACTTCAAAAGTAGGTTTCCCCTGGAACGTTATTACTATGGCTGGATATGCACTACAAGCGGCTAGTTTAATAAAGTCATTTGCTGGAGCTAAGAAAAAAGTAGCTGGTGTAGCTGCCCAGGCTGGTGGTGGTGGAGGCGGTGGCGGTTCAGCCCCAGCTCCTAGGCCTCCTAGTTTTAATGTAATAGGCCAGACTAGCGCTGGTGATAATATGATAGCGGATACTATAGCTGGAGTTAATGATAGACCTATGAGAGCATACGTAGTAGATAGCGACGTTACCAGTACTCAGGAATTAAGCAGAAATACAGCTAACGAAGCTTCAATAGGATAAAATAAATTGTTTTTAAATAAAGATATAATATGAAAATTTACGAAATGCTTTTAGGCGAAGATGACCTTTTAGGTGTAAACGCTGTTAGTTTGGTTAATACGCCAGCGATTATGAGTGACTGGGTAGCCCTAGGTGACCAGAAACCTATTTTACTAGCTGAAGTATCAAAAGATAAACAAGTACTCTTAGGAGCGGCCCTAATACCAGATAAACCTATTTTTAGAAAAGGTGAGAATGGAGCTGAAGATTTTTACATATATTTTTCTAAGGAGACGATAGCTAAGACAGCACAGAATTTCTTTAAAAATAATAATCAAAACAATGCTACTCTAGAGCACGACGTTAAGCTGGCTGGGATGACTATATTTGAGTCCTGGATAGTAGAAGACTCTAAGCTAGATAAAAGCGCTAAATACGGCTTAAATCTACCAGAGGGGACCTGGGCAATTAGTATGAAAGTGGACGACCAGGATGTATGGGACAACTACATAAAAAACGATAAAGTTTTTGGCTTCAGTATAGAGGGGCAATTCTCTAACGCCCTACGACGTGAAAGTGATATGAATTTTAGCGATGAGGTCCTAGATAAAACACTGGATATGATACGCCAGATAGTAAAAGAAAATATATAAATTAATGTATATAAAAGCAAAATATCCAAAAGTAGGTAATGAGTACGGGGGCCCTAACGCAAAGCCTCAAGGGTTTGGCTCTTTGTATGTGAATAACAGACAATCTATAATAACAGCCATAGACACAACGCACGAAGTAATAAGCGTTAATTAGGGCTGCAAAACAATTAACTAATAATTAATAAACAATAATTTAAAAAATGGGGTACACGAACACAAACAAAAAAAGAACATCAGTTAATACAAACTGGGCAGATGACAATGCACTAAATGAAAGTTTAGAGTTTCATTTTCCAATCCAAGACGGCGCAATAGTAAATAAAAATGATTTTCTACAATTAAACGATGAAGGGGAAGTTTATAGTGTATTTTCAACGGGAACCAAACCAACGACAGTGCCTATGGGACGAGGTGGAGAATGGTCATACGAGCTGGCGCCTGAGACAGATAAAGACAACTTAACAAGGTGGATAGATGACACAAATTTTATCATTTTTTTCGCACACATGAATGTATTTGAGGAGGGTAACCATGAAGCGTATTTACAAGGAGGTAGTGTAGACCAAGATGGTAATTTTTATTTTAACAAATCCCCGATGCTTGTAGGTGGAGGTAATTTACTTGAGTTTGATTTTAACCAAATAGTGGTTGAAGGTAATTTTGTTAATGGTCTTTGTTCAGTATCTGAGGACAGCTGGAACAAGCAAGGTTCTTTTGCTAGGGCTTTTCAGTATTCAATAGAGACTCAAGAGTTTACGTTAGGAGAAACTTTTAATGATGGCTTCCCGATGGGCCAGGAAAACTCACCAGTTTTGACTAATAATGTTGGGCATAATAAATATTTAGTATCCTGTTTTACTCAAAGTGAAATAGCGGGTAATGAAGCTTTTATTGTCACGATTAATGATAATTTAGAAATAAGTATAGGAAAAAAAACAGGTTTGCCTGAGGGTTTTTCGTATGGCAATCTTGTTCGTATCAATAATGATAAGGTTATTTTATTAGCTAACACACGGGACGCTAGACTTGCCGCTCAAATACTTAACATTAAAGGTAACACTATTCAGCTGGGAAATGAAAGTAGGGGTGATTTTATGTTATTTGGTGAAATTTTAGCTACGGACAAACTTAGTATAAAAGAGAATAAAATCTACATCTTGATGGCGTCCACTAGTAGCAATGACCACTTAGTTAGGGAGCTATCTTATGACGCTGTAAGAGACGAGGTTGTGTTTAGCCCAGGTGAGGTAACCCTACCTGTTCGCGCAATCTCTACAGATATTTCATTTTACGACGGCTCTGGCGTTGTTCTTATTGCTGGAGTAGTTAATACCGATATTCCTACATTATTCATTGTAGATTTTGCCACTTCAAGCGTTGTACAGAAGGTAGTAGGTGATAGGTCGGCGCTTCATTTAGGATGTGATGTAAACGGCAGAGGTGGCGTAGTACTTAGTTACGCTTCTAACGATAGTTCTTTTAGGGCAGAAGGTTTGTGCTCTTATGGTCAAATCGGAGACCTCGTATCTAATTTAGACTACCAAAAAACGATAGGTGTAGCTTCTGATAGTATGGGCCATGTTTACGTTAGCGGTTCGGTGATAACAAACCCAAGTCTTAAGTTAAAAATTAACTCAAGGGTCTATGTTGATATAACGGGAAAGATAAACACTGAAAATACTCCTGGGGCTGTTCATGTTGGTTTTGCAATTACAAACGACTCATTTATACTAGAGGTAAGTAGATAGATAAAAACACATAAGGGGTCTAGTTAGGCCCCTAGTGTTTCTGGAAAACTTAGCTCAAGGCAACAACAAAATGATTTTCATGTAATCTTGTTTTTAAATAAATGTATAACCCTATAGAAACTTTTATGAACAAAGCACAAGAAACCTTAAAAAAGATTGCTGAGGCCTTAAATATCGCTTCAGAACCTACTCCAGCACCAGTTGCAGAACCAACAGTAGAAGCTACTCCAGTAGTAGAACCTACACCAGCCGAGGCTGTGCCACAAGTGGCCGTTGAACCTGTACCAGCTGTAGTAGAACCAGTAGTAGAACCAGAACCAGTAGTAGAACCTACTCCAGAACCAGTAGCGGATACTAGAGTAGCGGACCTTGAAAAGCAATTAGCTGAAATGAAACAGATTTTATCAGATGCAATGAAAGAACCAGAACCTACTCCAGAACCAGTATCTGGCTTGACGCATAGCCCAGAGGCCCAGGTAGCAAAAAAAGCTAACGGTATCGGTAAAAAAGGGGCTAGCATACAGGATAGAGTACACGCCTATATAAACGGCTCAAAATAAGTAATCAATTAACACTAATTATAAATTTTAAAAATTAAATTATGCCAACAACAACAAGTATTACTACCAGCTACGCTGGAGAAAAAGCACAAGGATTTATAGCCGCAGCTTTATTATCGGCGCCTACTATCGATAAAGGCGGAGTAACAGTAAAGCCAAACATAAAATTTAAGCAAGTTATGCAAAAGCTCGCAGTAGGAGACATAGTAGCTGACGCTTCATGTGACTTCGCTGCAACTTCAACTGTAACACTTACTGAGCGTTACTTACAGCCTAAAGATTTCCAGGTAAATTTGGAGCTTTGTAAAAAAGATTATGAGGGTGACTGGCTGAGTATTGAACAAGGCTTTTCTAGCTTTGACGAATTACCTAAGTCATTTGCAAATTACCTAATAGGACACGTAGCTGGTAAAGTAGCTGCACAGGTAGAAAACAATATCTGGAACGGTACAGATACGGCAGGCTCTGGTGAGTTTGACGGCCTAGTTAACTTAATGACGGCTGACGCTGACGTTATAGATGTAACTGGACCAGCAACAACTGCACTCAACATCATAGCCCAACTAGGAGCTGTAGTAGACGCTATTCCAGAAACCGTATACGGCTCTGAAAATATGCATATCTATATCTCACAAGCAGATGCACGTAGCTACGTAAGAGCACAAGCTGCCTTAGGTTACAAAGACCTTTACCATGTAGGCCAGACTCAAATGGATTTTGAGGGGGTTAAATTATTCGTAGCAAACGGCTTAAGCGCTGGGGTTATGGTAGCTGGACAAAAGGAAAATATAATGTTTGGGTGCGGGCTTCAATCGGACACTAATTTAGTGAAACTCATTGACTTAGCAGATATTGACGGGTCACAAAATGTGAGAGTTGTAATGCGCTATAGTGCTGGTGTAAATTACGCTATCGGTTCTGAATTAGTACTACGTAAGGTAGCATAATTCTAATCCAATTATCTAAAGGGCTCCTTTAATTAGGGGCTCTTAATTAACTAATAATCAATCTAATACACATAAAATTATGCCATGTTTAATAACAGCTGGACGTTTAGAAGGATGTAAGGACGCAGTGGGAGGTTTGAACGCCATCTATTTCGTAAATTTCTCAGATATGGGAACGCTTACAGCCGTAGACGAAACCATTACAGCAATTTCAGAGACAACGCCTAGCGCGTTTAAATACGACTTAAAAGGTACATCAACTTTTGAGCAATCATTAACATCTAGTCGTGATAATGGTACTACTTTTGCAGAGCAAACATTAACTGTTTCTCTTAAAAAACAAGATAGTACAACTCACAAAGAAATCAAACTTTTGGCCTATGGTAGACCTCATGTTATCATCGAAGATAACAATGGGACACTTTGGTTAATGGGTGAAGAATTCGGTTCTGAGATGAACGCGACGGCTTCAACTGGCGCAAGTTTGGGAGACAAATCTGGATATGAATTAACGTTTTCAGGAATGGAAAGAGGGTTCGCAAAGCAGTTCGTAGGAGCAGCTGGGATAGCTGATTTTGCAGTAACTTTAGGGGTGTAATTTACACGTCAAAAATTCAAATTAAGGAGGGGCGTCTATATATGGCGTCCCTTTTTTTGTTTTATATACATTTTTAATCTAAGGCCATTTTAAGACCTTTTAAGAGACTTTAGTGTTTCTGGGCTATACCAGGGTGTAAAATTTGAGAAAGTAAAAAATCCAGTGAGAGTCAATGCTCCCAGAGGGTAAAATAAATATGTTAAAATCCTTTTTTATGCCAGATATTGTGTTAAAGTGTTTTTAAATAAAGACTATGAATTACATCGATATTATAGGCCCAGGGCTGGACCAAATTTACATAAATACTAAGCTCGAAAAGATGCAAGCTGAGAGCTTAATTTCGACCTGGAAAATTTATGCTGATGGGTCAGATACTGAAGTAGTAATTTTTACAAGTGAGTTCGGCGATGTGGTGATTGACACTTTTGGATATTACCAAAGATTAACTTTTAACGCAAATTTAAACGTACTTAAAAATGAAACAATGTACAATCTTGTAGGTACATATCTTAACGAGGTAATTTATAGAGGTAAGTTTTTTACTACAGATAAAGACATAGAAAACTACGAGACAAACGCAACAGATTATACGCAAAGAGCAAACCCTAATAACTATACAATACTAGACTAATGAATTACAGCATAACCAATTTAAGCGCTTACGAAATGCCTCAGGCTATTGAAGACAAGTTTAACGACTACGTAGCGTATGGCGAAGACAATAACTATTTTTCTTTTTTAATCCAGCAATACCTACAGAGCGCAACTAATAACGCAGCTATAAAAAGTATCTCAGATTTAATTTACGGTCAGGGCCTATCTATAGAGGATTTAGAAACAAATAACCCAGCGGTAAAAGAGCTAAGGAAACTTATTAACCACAGAGACCTTAAAAAAGTAATTTTAGAGCGTAAAATGTTAGGTATGGCAGCAATGCAAGTTATCTACAATAAGACTGGTAATGATAGGAAAGTAGTGGGTATAAAGCATTTTCCTATACACACACTTAGACCAGCTAAGATGGACGCTGAGGGGGTTATAAAGCATTACTACTATCACCCAGACTGGTTAAACAAAAGACAATCTGATACACTAAAGAAAATACCTACATTTGGACAATCTAAGGATTTGATAGAGTTGTTTATTTTGAAGCCTTACGTTTCAGGTTACTCATATTTTAGCCCTGTAGGATACTCTGGAGCTTTACCGTATTGTGAGCTTGAAAATGAGATATCTGATTACTTACTTAATGATGCTAAAAATTCTTTTAGTGGTACAAAGGTAGTTAATTTCAATAACGGCGTGCCTAGTAAATCACAAAGAGACGAGATTACCAGAGACGTTAAAAACAAACTTACTGGCTCTAGAGGGCAAAAGGTGATTGTAGCTTTTAATGATGACAAAGACAGCCAGGCTACTGTAGAAGATATTTCTTTAAATGATGCACCTTCACATTATGAGTACCTAGCAAATGAAGCCATGCATAAGATTTTAGTAGGCCACAGAGTAACTAGCCCAATGCTTTTAGGAATTAAAGACGGCGGTAACGGCTTAGCTTCTAACTCAGATGAGATTATGGTAGCCTCACAGCTATTTAACTCTACAGTTATACGTAACTTCCAGGATGAGATTTTAGATGCCTTAGAAGAAATCCTAGAGCTTAATGGTGAAGTACCAGAGCTTTATTTTATTACTTCACAACCTATCGAATTTACAGACGAGGACCAGGAGGTTGACGAAGACGATACAGAGGCTGTAAGCGACGATAAAAAAGTAGACAAGGTAAACGATAAGGATAAAGAAGATAATGCAGTAGACCAGAACCTAAGCGGCGCTATAGAGATAGCAATGAGTGCATACCTAAAAACTAGAGATTAATGTGCAGCTTTGACGAACAAAAGGCCGAGGCCCTGGTATACATTTTAGGTGTAGGCGAAGACGAAGATAATGACTGGGTTTGTATAGATGCCAGGATAGACGACGGCGAAACTGAAGACGAAGATTTTGAAGGCATGTTAAATGCTAGTTTAAACGTGGCCCTAGCTAGTACTGGGTCAGCTAACAGGAACGCAAAGAGTAGACAAGATAATAACTTTGTAAAGGTAAGATATGCATACGTCCAGGGCTCTAAAAAACACGGGTCAAGTTTGGCTAAAAAAGGTAGGCCGTTTTGCATGGCTATGGAGGGCGCGAATAAGCTTTACAGAAAAGAAGATATCATAAAAATGAAATCACAGGGCCTAAATAGAACCCTGGGCCATAAGGGACAATCCTATAGTATTTGGTTACATAAAGGCGGTGTAAATTGTTATCATAAGTTTGAAAGACGCATATATATAAAACGTAAAAAGAACGACGGTAAAGCCTGGGGAGGTGGCGCCTTTAATGGAGTAAAAAAAAGTACAATAGCTCAGGCCAGAAAATACCATTTTAACCCAAAGTCGGGCAGATTTAAAAACGATAGACGAGTAGCTGAGGCCCAAATAGATAGAGCGGACAAAGGACACCATCCTAGCTGGAGGCCATCAAATAAAAGTAAAAAAAGAAGATAAACTATGAAAGCATTATTTATAAGCCGCGAAGACCTAGTAAGGCACACCCCTATATCTGGAAATCTAGATTTTGATAGAGTGGTGCAATACGTAGAAATAGCCCAGGATATTCACATACATGAGCTACTAGGTTCTAACCTGTACGAAAAGCTACAGGCTGATGTTTTAAACGACACGCTTACTGGCGCTTATTTGGAGCTGATGACTAAGCACATTAAACCGTCACTTAGCCAATTCTCATTATTAGAGTTCTTACCATTTAGTCAATTTAGCATTAATAACAAAGGTGTATTTAAACACACTAGCGAGAGCGCTGAAACTTTAAGCCGAGCGGACCTAGAATTAATGATAGAAAAAACCAGAGACACGGCCCAGCATTACGCCTCTAGGATGGTATCGCATTTAACTAACTATCCCGCTAGTTTTCCTGAGTATTTACTAAACACTAGAGACCAATTAAACGCCCAAAGGGAGGTTATTTTTGGAGGCTGGAATATATAACACACAAAACACATGGCAACATATACTGGGCAAAGAGTAAAAGACACCTACGAGTCTATAATAAAATTAGAGGATAACGCAGCGCTAACTGGTTCACCTAAGAGATTGACGGACGGCCTAGGAGCCCCTACGCCCTTGTCTTTATCTAGTACTGAAGTAAAGGCCAGCGTAAATGTAGAAGCAACGGGCTTTAAAACACCTACGGGCACGTCTCTGGAGGTTTTACTGGCAGATGGTACTACGGGGTCAGTTTTATCTATGGGTGACTTAAACATGGTTCATAATCAAAACGTGGCTAGCGCGTCCTGGGTTATAAGTCATAACCTAAACAAATATCCTAACGCCGTTGTAATTGATAGCGCTGGCACTAATGTAACTGGTGAGATTACTTACACAAGCATAAACACAATAACTATTAACTTTACTGGAGGTTTCTCTGGAACGGCTTACATTAATTAATAAAAAAACGATACAATGGCAATTAAACATTTAGCAAACATTTCTCTAGAGGGCAATGAAATTCAAAACGTAAAAATACATCCACTAGGAGCTGCACCAGCTGGAGCTGAAGGGCAGATTTTTTACAACACCGCTACTAACAAATTAATGATGCATAACGGGTCGTCCTGGTATAGCGTTAATGGTGACGTAGAAAGCGTAGGCACTGGTAACTCTAACACTATTTCTGTAGCTGGTGGTACTGGAGCTACACCTAGTTTAACAGCTGTTACAGCTGCCATTGCGAATGGTGGAGTAAACTTAGCAACTGGTGACCAGATTTATGACTTTGTAACTGGTCAGATTGCTGCAATTCCCGCAAGCCCTAACCACACTTATGATATATCTGTGGGTACTGGTGGCGCAAACACATCTACTATAAACCTAAACGCTGGAGGTTCTGGCTCTGGAACGGATAGCGTAACTATTTCGGGTACTGCAAACGAGACTACAGTAACTGAGTCAGGCGATACTATCACAGTAGGATTACCTAACGATGTAACAATAGGAAACGACCTTACAGTATCTGGTGATTTAATTGTACAAGGTACAACCACTACAGTTAACTCTGAAACTATTAACTTAGCCGATAACATTATTACTTTAAACAGTAATGCTAC